CATCAACCGGCAGATGGGCCAGCTTATCACCTACGCCGACGGCATTCTCGTTTCCGCGAGCATCGACAGTATGCCCGACCATATTCTCGACATTCTCGCCGTCGAGTTACGCCTCCCGCACTATGACCAATCCTTCACCACAAAGACGAAGCGCGACCTGGTAAAGAGTGGCCTCACATATTGGGCACACGCCGGCACCGTGGCGAGCCTCGCCGACATCCTCGTCAACATCTTCGGCGACGCGGAGATTGAGGAGTGGTTCGAGTATAACAGCGACCCCGGATATTTCCGCATACTCACCGGAAACCCCAATGTCAACGGCGACACCCTGGAGCAGTTCAAGCGCACCGCGCAAAATGTGAAGCGCCTCTCCGCGTGGCTGGAGGAGGTTCTCGTCGACCTGGCGCTCCCCAACTCCACTATCTACAAAGGCTTCGCGCTCCACGATCACACAGAAATGACACTTACACAGGAGGGATGATATATGAGTTTTACAACCGGCCCCGTCTTTACCGACGCCGGCAAAGAACTCCACGCCAGAGCCATAGCAGGCGCACCGCTTAAATTCACCCAGCTCAAGCTCGGCGACGGAGACCTCGGCAGCAAGACCATCGCAAGCCTCACCGCGCTCGTGAAGCCGGTGGCCAGCGTCGGCATTTCCACCCTGCGCCACTCCGGAAACTTCGCCACAATCGGCGGACTGTTCACCAACGCCGACCTCACAACAGGCTTCTACTGGCGCGAAATCGGCCTCTTTGCCGCCGATCCCGACGCACCCGACGACCGCTCCCGCGATATTCTCTACTGCTACCAAAACGCAGGAAACGCCGCGGACTATATCCCTGCCTCCGTTAGCGAGATCATCACCAAGCGTATCAACATCGCCGCCATCGTCGACAACGCTCCCAATGTCACAGCCGAACTGGCCGAGGTAAGGAAAGCGGACGAAATCCTCTTTGAGAACGCCGGAACAGGACTCAACGCAGAGGATGTGCAGGCCGCCATCGTAGAGCTGCACCAAAACTGCACCGAGGGCGACATAGACTGCGGCACATTTTAATCAAAGGAGGGTAGATGATGGACGCACTTCGTATCGGAAAAATCTCCTCCATCAACTACGAAAAGGGAACGGCCCGCGTCCTCTACCCGGACCGTGACAACGCCGTCACCGCCGAACTCCCGTATCTCACCGACTACCGCAGCCCGGAAATAGACGAGCTTGTCCTCGTCTGCCATATGCCCAACGACCCGGCTGCCGGCGTGATCCTCGGCCCCTTCTGGAACGACAACCGCCGGCCTCCGGAGGGCGCCGAAGGTCTACACCGCGAGGACTTCGACAATATACCCGACATCAGCTTTCTCCGCTACGACGCAAAGACTGGAACGCTTAAAATAAAGGCCCCGAACATCGAGTTTGAAGGCTCCGACGGAACGCTCAACATCACAGCCCCAAGGGTGAACCTTGCGGGGTCGGGAGGCTCGCTCAACATAACGGCCCCCAATGTTAAAGTCGAGGGTTCCGGCGGCGTTTCCATATCCGCACCCAACATCGCACTCGACGGTGCCGTCAGCGGCGGAGAGGGCGGCGGAGAGAGTGGAGAAGGTGGCGGAGGCGGAGGCGGAAGTCCTCTCGTTTCCTTCGAAACCGACGAGACCCTCAAGTTCGAGGACGGCGTCCTTTCCGTCAATACCGCTGACGTAGTAGAGGAGAACAACACGCTCCCCGTTACATCCGCAGCCGTCCAAGTAACGGTCGGAAACATAGACTCCCTGCTTCAAACCATTTAAGGAGGATACCTCATGAGCATTGCAACCGAAATCGCCAGAATACAATCTGCGAGAAATAAAATCCGCACAAAGCTGGTCGCGCTCGGCCTCGTAACTGGCACAGCCACCATCGACGAGTGCGCAACCGCTGTCGACGGCGTCGAGAACCGCGGCGCAGTAAGCGCAACCGTGCAGGAGGGCGACACATACACCATCCCCAAGGGCTACCACAACGGCAGCGGCACCGTCTCCGGCGTGGCCGGTGGTGGTAACTACTCCCTCCAGAGTAAGACCGTCACGCCGACCAAGAGCCAGCAGAATGTCACACCCGACTCCGGCTATTATGGTATTTCCGATGTGACAGTCAATCCCATCCCCGACAACTTCCAGGATGTAACCCCCGTCACCGCAGGCGCTGGCGATATTCTGGCGAATAAGATTATTGTCGACGCGACAGGAAAGACAATCGCCGGTACTATGCCCAATAACGGAGCGGTCAGCAAGACGCTCGACACAGCCACTCCGAGTTACACCATTCCCGCCGGCTACCACAACGGAAACGGCGCTGTGAGCATCACGCCCGAGGCAAAGAGCGTGACACCGACAAAGACCGCGCAGACCGTCACACCGGCAACCGGAAAAGTGCTTTCGAGCGTCGCCGTCGACCCCATCCCGGACGCCTACCAGGACGTCACGAAAGTGGACGCATCGGCAGGGGATGTGCTGACCGGTAAAACCATCGTCGCCGCGGACGGCAGCATCGTCGAGGGCTCCATGCCCAACAACGGCGATACTTCCGACAGCATCGACGGCCTCACAATCATGTCCGTTGTTATCCCTGCCGGCTATACTTTCGGCGGAACAATCAGCCTCACCGGCGACATAGAAGCACAGCTCGCGGCCATTTAAGGGGGTGCTTCCATGAGCATCCAGTCTCAAATTAACCGCATAGCCAGCAACATCCAAAGGACGCTCGGCATCATCATCAACGCCGGCATCCAAGTAGCAGCGACCGCCAACAGCGACCACCTGCCCGTCCTGGTAGACGAACTCGCAAACGGCGACATCGACTGCGGCCTCTTTACTGACGCAGCCGCCACCACCGGCAACATCGACGGCGGCACATTCTAACACGGAGGATTGATAAATAATGTCCAGAAAACTGCAAGTCAAACGAGGACTCAAGGCAAATATGCCCATCATGGCGCAGGGCGAGTTTGCCATGACAACAAACACCGGAGCCGAGGAGCTTTTTATCGGTAACGGCACCAAAAACCTGCAAATCCCTCTCCTCACCGACGAGGGCAAGCTCCCCGAGGGCTTGGCTGGAGCCGGCGCGTTCATTGCCACATACGGCGTCACAACTACCGCGGATATCGAAGCCGCAAGACTGGAAGGAAAGACCGTTCTCTGCCACGATCCTGACAACGCAGACTTCGCCCTCCTCGCAACCTATGTCCCCGGCTTTATCCACACCTTCACCAGCGCCAGAGATAGCTCGGTCATAACCTACACCGTCATTTCCGACGACTGGTCCAAGAGTGAAAAAAGCTACCCCAGCACCCGCACGAACCGCAAAGTCGTCGGCACCAGCGCCAACGGCTGGACAGCAGCCGATTGCGATTATCTGTGCGACGGGACAGCAGACGAGGTAGAAATAAACAACGCTATCCAGGGCCTTCCCGCCGGCGGCGGTGAGGTCGTTCTTCTGGACGGCTCCTATAATCTCACTTCCTCCATCCTTGTGGGGAAGAACAATGTCACTATCCGCGGCAACGGTAACAACACCAAACTGATCCGCGGTTGGATGGGCGTCTACGAAAGCCGTGGCATGATCCTGATTACTGCTGACTACTGCGAAGTCAAGAACCTGTATCTTGACGGCGTGCGTGGAAGCTACAATGACTATTACAACAACGGCGTTTATTTTGACAGCTTGTCTGACAACGGACGCCTGGAAGGTTGTATGTTCGTCAATCACGGCGGAGCCGCTGTCCTTGATAACGGTGAAAGTACCATTGTGACCCGCAACTGGTTTGAAAACAATGATACTGGTGTCGATCTTTCCTATGGTGACAGAAATGTCGTCAGCGAAAACACATTCATCAATCACGACTACTGTATTGAGGTCGGTTCCGATTGTAATGTGATCGCAAACAACACCATGAACACGACCACCTATTATGCAATCAATTTGAGCAGCGCCGCACAGAACAGCATTGTGGGTAATGTGTCCGATGGTGCGAAAAGCGGCCTTTACGCAAGCTATGGCACAAACGGCGTGATTGTCGGCAA